GGGCTATATTTGCCCGACCGCCTGCGCGCGTCGGCTTGGAATTACCGAGTGCAGCGCGAGCGGCAATGATGTGCGGCAATCTGAGCCGCACATGTGAATCATGTCCCATCGTGGGGCACGGTGAGGGGGAAAGTGCTGTTCTGTGGCGATTTCTTGGCACTTCGCGGGCAATCGTCATGCGCCGCCCTCCGTCCGATCCGGCAGGGACGGCACCGCCACAACGCCGGCCAGCTTGCTGATCGCCGCCGCCTTGAAGTCGGGAGAGAGGTGCGCGTACGTCTGCTCCACCTGCTTGAGCGAGTTGCCGAGCAGCTGGGCGATCGTGTACAGGTCGACGCCGCGGGTGGCGAGCCAGCTCGCGAACGTATGGCGCAGCGTGTGGAAAACGACGCCCTTCGGGTCCTTCCGGCCCGCGACGAGCTCGGCGTCTTCGACGATCCGCCGGAAGTGCACCATGAAGCTGTTCGGGTTCTGCGGCCGCGTCGCGTCGACCGAGGACGGTACGAGCCATTCCTCGGAGGCGTAGCGCGCGAGCTGCGCCTCGAGGAGTAGGCGCAGGGGTGCGGCGATCGGCACGAAGCGCCGCTTCCCCGACTTCGGGCGCCAGCCCGGCTGCTCCTGGACGGTCAGTAGGCCGAGGGTGAGGTCGACGTCGTACGCCGGGCGCAGGTGCATCACCTCGTCGATCCGGAGCCCGGCGAAGAGTCCGATGGCGACGGGGCAGAGGAGCCGGCCCGGGCACGCGGCGAGCAGTCGCTCGGCCTCTGCCTCGGTGAGATAGCGCGTCCGATGGGTGCGCGCCGTCGAGATCGTGTCCGGATCCAGTGGGACGTGCAGGAACCGCGGCGTGCGCTTCTCCTCCTGGGCCTCCCGCAGCTCGCGGTCGCGGTGCCAGCGGAACACCGTCCCCACGCGCCAGACCGCCGCGGTGACGGTGTTGACCGCGGCCTCGCCCTTGATGAGCGACGCCTGATAGTCGCTCACGCGTCGCGTCGGGATCTGGTCGAGCGGGAGCTCGGCATCGTCGCCCAGCCAGTTGACGAAGCGATCGCACATGGTCTTCGCGAACCGGTGCGTGCCCGCGGTCTTGCGCGGATTGGTGTCGAGCCACGCCAGGTACTCCTCGACGGCCGTGCGCACGCTCGGCCAGGGCAGCGGGCCGGCAGCGACGGGCGGCGCGAAAAGGGGCTTCCCCTCCTCCTGGAGCCGCGCGATCTCGCCGACCGGCAGACGCCCCGCGCGGAGCGCATCGATGGCGTCCCGGTTGCCCTCCTTGAACAGCCGGAGGACCGCCGCGTGCAGACGCGCCGCCTCGTCTTTCTTCTTCGTGCCGTAGGAGACGTGCAGACGCGGCGCGATCTTCTCGCGTCGGATGTCCGCCTCCCAATAGCCGGTCGCCGAGTTCTTGTACATCAGGCGCTCTTCGCCGGCTTGGCGGTGGTGTACGCGGTGTCGTCGGCCTCGAAGGCGGCGACGTCGGTCGGGCGATAGCGGCGGCGCGGCTTCTGGCCGCCGCCGAACTCCTTGTAGGGCAGCCGCTCTCGCGGGATCTCGTAGACCGTGGTCAGGCTGACATTCCAGCGCGCGGCGAGCTGCGCGGCCGTCGGCCACTTCACCGACTCGATCGCTTCGTCGTGCGCAGTCGCGCGCGCGCGGATGCGGGCCATGCGCTCGGTGGCGTCCGGAGTCGGCATCAGAGGCTCACTCCATGGTGAGAGCTGAGCACCTTCCGCGCATCATCGACGCGATCGTATGCGTCGCGCTTGCCATCGTTCCGATCGGGATGCGTCTTGTTGACGGCAGACCGTACCGCGTCCTTCGCGGCCGAAGGGTTCGCGAGAACCTCAGCGACGTCGCACCCGGCGAAGAACGCGAGCGTGCGCGCCGCACCGTGCGAATCCATGGTCGGCGCGGTCTGGCTCGGGAGCGCCTTGAAGCCGGCGCGCAGGAGTGCCGACTGCACGCCGTACCGCTCGGCGCGCCGCAGGTCCTCGAGCACGACGGCGATCGCGTGCACGTTGTCCTGCCACCATCCGTACGTGTCGCAGGGGTATGCGTGCCGCACCCCGTCCTTGTCGAGGAACGATAGGATGATCGCGCGGCCGGGGCGGGCGTCGGCCTTCAGCATGCCGTCCTGGCGCAGGTCCATGGCGCCGCGCTTCAGCTCGAGCGCGAGCTCCACCTTCCGTGCTCCCAGGTGCCGCAGCTCGCGATCCAGCGCGGCGAGGTCCTTCGCCCAGGAGGACTTGAACGGGGCCTTCTTGGGGAAGCTGGTGCGCTTCCCTGGCCACACTGGGGGCAGATCGGTGATGGTGTAGACGAGCGCCATTGGATTCGAGTCGAGAGGTGACTATCTTTCAGGCGTGAGGCGCGAACCTCACACACGGGTAGGTGAGAGAGCGCGGACGGCGAGAGCTGTTCGCGCTCTCTCTGTTAGGGCTCCTGGTATCGTCGGAAGCGCTCGAGCTGCAGCGCGCGCCGCTGACGGTGCGCCACCACCGCGCGCCAGACGAGGAGCCCGGCGAGCACCAGCACGACGGCCGCCTGGCCGCACCGCGCGGCGATGCTCATGCGACACCATCCAGCGTGGCACAGAACGAGAGCGCGGCGATGACGGTCCCACGGTCGATGGCCCACACGCGCCACTCGCACGCCTCCCAGTCGACGAACCAGGCGTACTGCTCGGTGGCGTTCATGGTTCGACCTCCACAGTCTCGGTGGGGTTGGCGACGAGCGTAGCGATCACTTCGGCGCGACGCTGGGTGATGGTGAGGGACACCGACTCGCGAGCGAGCTTGTCGCCCCACGGCTGACCGAGCCCGCGCCACTCGATATGTCCGTGCACCAGACGCCATTCGCATCCGTACTCGTCTTCCAGCACGCGGGGCCGCGTCACCGTCACCGTCGGAAGGGGATACCGCACCACGGCGACCTTCTCCGCCGTCGCCAGCAGCGGGTGGAGGTGGCCCGGAACCTCGGAGTTGCTGTAGAACCAGCCGGCGCCCAAGCGGAACGCTGCTCGCTCCCGCTTCACCACCTCGGTCTCGGGGACCATCTCCTCGGCGATGCTCATGCGAGGACGGCCTCCACCGCGGCGGCCGGCGTGACGAGCGACGCGGCGATCTCCTCCGCGGGCAGGAGCATGTGCACGAGCGTCCAGGTCAGGAGCTCGCGCGCATCCTGGTACGCCATCGCTGCCTCGCGGCGCTCCGGACTGCCGTGCGGCGCGGCCGACCAGGCATGGCGCTTCGCGAGCATCGCCCGCGCCTCGGCCCGGGCGACGGCCAGCGGGAACTCGGCACTCATGATGTCACCTGCAGCTGCGGGTACTGCATGGCGACGGCAACCTCGATCGGATTGCCGGAGATCGCCCGCTCGTAGAGTGCACGCGCGGAGGCCGGATCGCGTGTCTCGTCAACCAGGGCGATGCACCCCTCCGGGTCGTCGATCTGCACGCCCCATCCGATGATCGGTCCGAGGGGCCCCTCGGGTCCGCCGCGCGCGTAGCCGGTCTGGCGGACGCCCGTCCGGATGGAGTAGTGGCGCACGTAGCACCCGCTCACCATCGTGCTCGAGAGGGTCGTGGTCTTGCGGTCGTGGAATCGCGGAAGGGGCAGGTAGTTCGCGCGGATCACGACGTCACCCCCGGCCGGGCGAACTCACGGCGGAAGGAGAGCACGCGGCCGGGCGCCTGGCGCGCCCGCCGGCGGAGCTCCTTGGCCCGCTCGAACTGGAGCGTTGCCTCGAGCTCATTGACTTGGGCCTCGGCCAGCAGCTGTTCGGGCGTGACCGCGTCGCCGGCGATGCGGCGGCGTATGGCGAGCTCGTTCTCCTGCGCCTCGTGCTTCACCTCCTCGACGTCCAGCTCGTCGAGCGAGCGGTGGGCGTTGCCCACGTAGCAGCGCGCCTTCACGCCCTGCAGGTGGAGGATGAGGAGGTCGACGGTCGACTCGGGATAGCCCACCGCCGCCATGGTGACGATGATGCGCGCGAGCAGCTCGAGGGGATCGGAGCGCTCGTTCTCCTTGCGCAGGCGGTAGATGATGTGCTTGACCGGCGTCGCCATCAGCAGCTCGCGGAGCAGCTTGTTGCTGGTCACGACGAGCCAGACCTGTCGGGCTTCCTCACCGAGACTCATCTCGGCGGGGGTCAGTCGACCGCCGCGCGCGAACGCGGTGGTCATTTTCGTGTGCGCCATCGGAACCTCACGGGTAGGATTGCGGTCATGCCACCAACTCGTTCACCACCACCTGCACCCGCCGGCGTCGGCGGGGTCCTGCTAGGCCGCGCGGGAAGGGAAGAGGAAGTCGAGCGCCTTGCCCGTTGCGTGCGCGTACGCCTCCTGCACCCGCTGGCTCGCGCACTTGTCCATCAGCACTTCCCACGCGGTCTGGCGCGATACGCCTGCCTTCCGCGCAACGTCAGCGATCGACAAACCAGCCTCGAGCAGCGCGATCTTTCGGCGCAGCTGCTGCGGCGTTAGCTTGCCTGACTTGTCAGCCTTACGGGGGTACGAGGTCATCGTCATCCGGTGCGAGTAAGCGTGCAGCGGTGACATAGGGTAACACTGTCAGGGTTACGCCGTCAAGGGGTGTAACCCTGGCCCGGTAACATGGGGCGTCTGTGGCTGTGGCGACGAACTGGCTGGCCGAATCGATTAAGCGGCAGCGCGAGAAGCTCGGGATCACCCAAGCTGAGCTCGCGCAACGGCTTGGCGTCCATAAGCAGACCGTGGTGAAGTACGAAGCCGGGGCGATCTCGCTTCCGTCCGGCCGACTCTCCGCCCTCGCGCACGCGCTGGAGCTCCCCATTGACGAGCTCTTCAGGGTCGCGGCAGACCTTAAGGGAGCCAGTGTGCCCCAGGACGACGACGAGATGGCTCGGGAGGCCGACGAGCTCGCGAGACTATCGCGGAGTGCGCCGCGGCACGCCCGCGCCCTTCCGCTCTCGGTTCGCGAGTACCTCGGCGAGTTCCGGTTGCGCCTGATCAGAGGCGGCGCGTCGGACGAGGAGATCGATGAGGCCTTGAGTCTCATGCAGTCCCCGCAGCTCTTCACCTTTTACAAGGGGGGCGCGTTGAGTGAGTTCAACGAAGACCAGGTGCTGCGCGGCATGAAGGCGATCGGGGAGGGCGTCGTGATCCCGGAGCTCAACGAACGCGGGAGGAAGATCTCGTGAAGGTGGAGCAGATCGCGGACGTCATCGCCCGCAAGCGCGACCTGCACCCGGAGCTCGCCCGTCCCCTCACGTGGCCCGCGTTCACTCGGATCTGCGAGCGCGAGCAGGTGAAGATCCGCCAGTCGCCGGTGGAGATGCCGCGCCCCGCGCAGCTGGTGCCGTACGGCGGCCGGTGGGCGATCCTCCTCAGCCCGGGCGCCCCGCGCCGGCGACACCTCTACCTGGGCGCGCACGAGCTCGGGCATCTGTGGTGTCACCACGATACGCAGCACGACCGCTGGGAGCGCGTCTACAACATGGACACCCACTGGGGCGCGGATCCGCGGGAGGATGATGCGGAGCTCTTCGCCGAGCTGGTGCTGATGGGCCCGACGCGGTCGCGACCGTTCATCCCCATCCCGGAGCAGGAGACTGCGCTGCAGCATGCACTCCGGAACCTGCGCCGCCTGCAGATTCGGAAGCCACTGAGCTAGACCTATGATCGAACAGGAGAGCGCCAATGGCCTTGATCAAGTGCCCGGACTGCGGAAAGGAATTCTCGGATGCCGCCGCCGCGTGCCCCAATTGTGGGCGCCCTCATAAACCAGCGCCGGTAGCCGCGACCAAACAACAGACCGGATGCGTGGCGTGGGGATGTCTGTCGATCATCGTCCTCGCGGTCATCGGTGGAGTCGTTGGTGGGAACAAATCGTCATCCTCGCCATCCTCGTACAGTTCTGCCGCTGTCGCGGCGCCGGCAGTTCCATTGCTCGAGTTGCAGTCGTGGAGCTGGCACACCGAGTATGGGTACGCAATTGTTGAAGGGCGAGTCAAGAACATCTCCGCGCAGTCGCTGAAAAACGTTGAGGCGTTGGTAACCTTTTCGACGAAGAGCGGCGAGCACGCGACCAGTGAGTCGACACTCATTGAGCTGAACCCGATTCTGCCTGGCCAGACTTCACCGTTTAAGGTGATGATGTCGGAGAATCCGGCATTACGCCCGACCCAGATCGACTTCAAGGAACTGATGGGCGGGTCGATCGAATGGCGGATGAAGGAAAAGGCGACCCCGAAGAAGAAGGCCACCTCTTCCGATCGGTGACGCCCCGCTGACGCTGCAGCGTAGACTCTCCTCGGGTCTCGCGATGCGGCGGGATCGAACGACTGCCTGAGATGACAGACGGCCAGCGCTCATGTCGGCGCTGGCCGTCGACGTTTCCTGAGACGACTCTCAGCGTGCTCGTTTCACCATGGAACCTCTGGCGGGATGCGCCCTAGCGGTGCTGCCCGACTCGCGTAGCGTATCGTCCTCCCCTCACCTGTGAGGCACGATGCGGAAATCCCCGTGGCATTCGGTGAAGTCGACGGTGCACCACGTCTGTACGAACTGCAACACCGGGAACAACATCGAATCGGAGAACCTCAGGCAAGGCGACGGCGGGAAGCCGATGTGCGAGGAGTGCAAGCACCTGGTGCGCACCAGCGGCTGCTAGCATCCGCGCGCTACGTCCGGCGGAGGCTCCGGTTCGCCAGGAGCTCCCCGCCGGGCCAGCGTCATCTCCCACTCCGGCCCCACTGGCTCGCCGTCGACGATGGACCAACAGCGCTTCAGGTCGGCGATCGCGTAGCCGTGTTCCGTCGCGAGCGCGAACGCGCGGAAGCCAATCGTGCGGTCGCCGGAGAACCGCACCGTCGGCACCGGAAAGCAATGCCCGGTTCCCCCTTCGCACGACTCGACCGTCTCGATGTGGTGAGCGCGCAAGAGCGCTACGATCGGGCGAATGCCGAGGTCGAGATAGGGCTCGATCTCGGCGTAGGGAATGGGACTCCTCATGTCTTGAATTGGCGCATAGGGTGTGCCTTGCCAGGCTGGCCGTCCTCGTCTCACCGCACTACTAGGCGCTCGGCCGCGGCTCGTGGCAGAAGTTGCACCGCCCGATTTTGTACGCGCCGTGCATCGTGAACTGTCGGCAATGGCGCGCTGCGCAGCGCCAGGTGAGGTGCACGCTCCGCGGCCGGGCGAGCGTCCGATCGCCGAGCTCGACCCGCTCCGCTGCGGACAGGTCGCCCAGCCGAACGACGGGCCCGGTCCACGCCGGCAGGGCGGCATGGTCGAACACGTAATGCTGAACGCCGGGAATACTGGCGGCTCTCATCGGACCAGGTGCAACAGGGTGAGGACGGCGGTCGCAGTCGCGAGCACGAAGACGATGGGGAGGGCACGGCCGGCGTCATTCGCCCCGAGCGCGAGCTCGTGCGCCCGGAGCGTGTCGAGCTGCTGGCGCGCCGCCCGCTCGAGGAGCAGCGTGTCGATCGCCGCGGCCTGGACGGCGATGGTGACCGAGTCCTGCCGCAGGAGGGCGTCGTCGGAGTGGACCAGCTGCACGATCGCCGGTGGCGCCGAGTCCAACGCCGCGGCCACCGCGAGCCGCGCGAGCTCGCGCTTCGCCCGCCCGGATCCAGAGATCGCCCGGGCGCGGTGCGCGATGGCGACGACGCGATCGCTCTTCGTCGTGGCGGTGGCGACGGCCGCCAGCTGCGTGCCGGTCGAGTCCTCGAGGGCCGCGCGGTGCACCTTCACGGCACCGGCGCGGACCCCGGCGCAGTAGCCGACGACGATCAGCATCAGCACGCCGGCGATCACCCAGGCGATCCCCGGGACCTGCGCGAGCCACTTCATGCGGCCCTCGGCGCCGGGGCCAGGTAGCAGAGCACTCGCGCTTTCTCGATCTGCTTCAGCGTGGAGACGAACCCATTCCGGTCGTACTTGCCCAGCGTGGTATTGCCTTCGATCGCCATCGGCACCGGCGTCGCGCGGATCACCCGGCCGATGTGCGTCGCGTCGAGGCGGCCGTCGTACCGCCCGCCCTCGAGGCGCGTGCCGTTCGTGTACAGCACGATCGCTCCAGGCCGCGGGTCCATGATCAGGAGGCCCGCCTTCGTGCCCTGCAGGTACCACTCGTCACAGCTGCCGACGTCGTGGGTCGGCCGCCAGGAGTGCGAACGATCGGCGATCTCGCCCTGCATGAGCGCGCACCAGTAGGAGCCGGGCGGGCTCCCGAACTTCTTCGCCCAGGCGTCGATGTCCTCGCCGCGGTTGGATCCCGGCGGATCCTCGCAGACCGCGATGAGGTCCGTCGAGGCCTGCAGGATGTTGATGACGAGCGAGGACTCCGTCCGAAGCAGTTCGGCGGGGATCATGGGGCACTGTCCTTGGAAGGAGGCGCGTCGTCGACCACCGCCTTGCCGTCATACGCGCGGCGGCCCAGGCTCGCGAGGGTGAAGCCGGTCTTTGCGGCGGGGATCACGCGGTCACGGATCGTCGGCACGATCAGCATGCCGAGCAGCCCGATCACGCCGTAGATCGCGAGCAGGGCCATCGAGCGCTCGGGCCGCGCGAGCTCCCGCTCGAGGTGCTCGTGGGCGTACCAGATGAGGCCAAGGCCGATGAGGAACGAGGCAAGGAGGCCGAGGAGGCGACGGAGGTCGATCATGTGATCCCTCCGCGATGCGGAGCCAACGGCCGTCGCTCGACATCGATCCGGTCAAGGCGACCCTCGCTCTGTGTGAGCCGCCGGTCGTGGTCGACGAGCTCGGCCCCGTGCGCTTCGACCGTGCGCTCGATGCCATTGTCACCGCGGCGGCCGAAGAGCGCCTGGGTGATCACGCCCAGGTCCTCGCGCGTCTTGTTGACCGTCCGGATGCTCCACGCCTGGAGCCCGAGGATGAGCGCGATGGCGCCGCGCACGAGGTAGTCGCCCGCAGCCGAATCCTGCGCAGCCACGGCGACAGCCTGGGCGGTTTGGAGGAGGGAGAGCAGCGTCATCGGCGGTTCGTCCGGAGAAGGTCCAGAAACGACGACGGCACCCGTCGACCCTGGGGAGGGTCGTTGGGTGCCGGTGTCAGATACGGCGGCTAGGGTGGCCCGTCAGCGGGCCTGGTCTCAGTCTACTACGGGTGTTTCAAACGAGCCAGCGTTAGCGGTGGGACTCCCCGTGCCAGCGATGCGGGATGATCCGGTCGGCTTCGACGACATCGCCGGGGTCGACGGTGGCCATCGGAACGACGTGTCGGTCGATCCCGTTGTCAGGGATCTGGACCAGGCGCTGCGCCTCCTTGAGCACAGCCGCCGGGCCAGAGAGATCGACGAGCGGCGCGCCGGAGACGTCGCCGACGTACTCCGCGATCGCGGTCGCCACCTCGGTGAGGTTCGCCGTGACGATCGTCGCGGCGGGTGCCGCCGGATCAGCGGAGCGGATGACCTGCGCTCGGAACACCTTGGGCGCATGCTCCGCCGGGACACGGGCGTAGCGCTCCCGGTGCGAGCCGGCGCTGATCGGCGTCCCAGGCAGCGGCTCGCCGTGCGGCGCCCAGGTCCGCACGCCGGTCGCCGCGGCCTCGTCGTCGTCGCTCCGGTGCTGCTCGACGCAGTCGTACACGTCGTCGTGGAGGTGGACGATCCCGACGTTGAGCAGCTCGCCGGCCGTCATCGTCCGCGTGGTGCCGTCGAGCGACGTAACGGTCGGGAGGTCGGCCGCGGCGATCTGCCGGAGCGTGTGGATGATGCGGTGCATTAGAGCTGATCTCCGTTGGGGCCGAGCTCGAACCCGCGGAGCTCGTCCATGATGCCCTGCGACGTCACGGCCGCTACGTCGCCGTACTTAACTGCGCGAATCTCTGCATGCCGATTCAGCCCGAATGAGCTGGCAACGGCACCCACGGCGCCGAGCCAGAGCTTCGTATCTCCCCACGCGGCCGGGAGAGAGAGCGCACCGGATAGCGCGGAGGTGCTCACGGCCGCGCCGTTGATCGACTGAATGAGTTGCACCTGCCCGGTCGGCGTGAGGAGCGCGGCCAAGTCGACCGTATCGCCCAGGGCCGGCGCCGCGCCAAGGGTCTGCGTGACCGATCCAACCCCGTTGTAGTGCTGGATGGCATAGAAACCGCCGGAGATAAAGGCGGCGAAGACCGGGCCGGTCTCAGTGGCGCTGCTGATCTCGAATATGCGGCGTGCCGAATCGCCGCCACTCTCGACATGCCGAGAGTGGATCATCATCGCCTGTGGTGGCGCCGGGAAGTTCCAGTAGAAGCTGTCAGCCGAGCGGCTTGCGGCGCCCGCAGCGGTGAAGATCGGCGTGCCGCGCGTGATGCCTGCTGTCGCGTTGGGCTCGACGTGTACGTTGCCGACGACGCAACTGCCGGTCGAAGCGGCCGCTTCCGTGCCCATCACCGATCCGCCTGCCGGGTACACCGACGCGCGCGCGGTCGTATTGCCGGTCGCGTTATTCTGCAGGTGGATTACGATCTGCCAGTACAATCCATCGTCGAACACGGCATACGCCCCGGCACTGCCGCCCCCGGAGATCGAGCTGGACGCGATGGCGCCGGTTGAGGTGTTGAGCATGATGTCCTGCGTCTTTGGCGTCACGCCACCCTGCAGGCCGAAGACGAGGATCGGGAAGCGAGTGGTGTTGCTGTCCTTGAGAATCCAGAATCGCGCGGCAAGGGTGTCGCCGTCGTTGGCGATGGTCACCGAGTTATAACGGCCGTAGAAGCCGGCGGCATCGCTATCGGTCAGCGTGGTCGCGGCGTTCGGCGAACCGTCCATCCCGATGGCGTTGAGCGACGCGGTGCCCGTGCCGGATGCGGTCGTCCACGCCGCATGGGAGAGATCGTTACTGCGCGTGAGCTGATTGGGTCGGGCGCCTTCCAGGAGAAGCATCGCCCGCCGCTCGTTCGCCGGGGTCGACTTGTCAACCTCCGTCGCGAAGCGCGGCGTGTTGATGATGGCGTTGTACCACTCGCCGCGCCCGTCGGCGACGAAACCAGCCGAGTTGCGCGAGTGTACCGGCTTGCCACCAATGACCGGGAGCGGGCCGTACCGGCTGGACCAGTAGTGCAGGACGGAGGATCGAGAGAGTGCCATGCGTCAGCCTCCCAGCGCGTCGTGCGCGTGCGCCACCGCCTCGAGGTAGGCAGCGTACCGCGTCCACGCGGCAAGGCCCTCCTGCATCGTCTGCCGGATCGCGAGGGACTCGGCGCGCGCCGTGACGACCGCGTCGCGGGCGGCGGCAACTTCTTCCAGCGTGCCGATCGCCTCAGCGAGGCGCTGGGCAACTTCTGCCTCGACGACGCGACGCTCGGCCGCGCGCTCGTCGGCGATCAGTTGGTCACGGGTCTTGTCGGGTGCGTTCATGAGAATCGTCTCAGCGGAGTGAAGGCCATGGCGCGCTAATAACACGTGCCCATTGGCGTGACAGGGATGGCCGGTGGCGGAGCCGATCGTTATCGTCATGCCATCCCTTTCTGCGAGGCGGGACGACATGAAGGCGAATCTGGTGAGGGCGTTCGGTACGGTGCTGGTGTTCACCGCCGCGTGTGGCAGCGGCAGCGCCGCGCCAATCGCCGATGGGCCGGTGAAGGTCGGCGTCATGGCCGGAAACAATCAGACGGTGCCTGCCGCCCGCAGCGCGCGACTTCCGAAGAACGTCGGCGTGCAAGCCGTGCGATTGCCGAACGGTTCCGTCGCGCTCCGCGTCCTCGACGCGATGCTGCCGCCCAAGGCCTACGCCCAGACGGGCGTGGTAAGCGTCCCTGGCGTGGTCGCGTGCCCCGACTCGCCGGACCCGAAGCACGCTCTCATCCCCGAGGTGCTCTGCACGGCGACCGGCGCCGACGGGATCGCATGGTTCACCTTTCACAGCGACTCGATTGCCGGCGTCTCGAAGGCGCTGGTCAAGGCGACGGTGAATCAGGTCACCGTCATCACCGACAGCGTGCTGGCCACGATCCTGCCTGGCGCCGCGAGCCCGACCTACCGCACCTCGAACATCCCGATCGCCAACTTCCCCGCGATCATGCCAGCGGGCTCGGTGGTCGACCAGTTCGGCAACGCCTTGCCGTTCCGGATCGTGAGCGATGGGCGTATCGTCGTGCAGGGCGACACGGTCGGAACGGTCGCCGCGAGGACGATCGTCGCCGCGCCCGCCAACACCCCGTCGTCCGGATACGTCGTGGAGCTGCAAGGCGCCAACGACGTTCTGCTCGGTCGCGCGCGGTACCTCACGGCCAGTGGCCAACTCCAGCAGTGGACCGCTGCTGGAGTATCTCTCACGCCCTGACGTCATAGGTGCCTCCGCCGGTGCGGATCGATGCCCACCGGCAGGGAGGCGAGCGCAGCAGCATGCGCTGCCTCCGGTCGGTGTGATCGGCCCGCCTTGAAGTCGGCCTGCGCCGCGGCATCCGCCAGCTCCCGCGCATGGTGCTCTCGCACTCGCTCCGGCGGGGCCCCGCAGGCCGAGAGCAGCGTCGACCGCGTCCAGGCGTTGTGCGGATCGGCGAAGAGCCGGTGCACACAGCCGTCACAGAGCCACGCATGATCTCGCGGCGCCTGGTGCCCCCCGGCGCGCACGACGGTTCCGGAGACGTCGCGCACGTCGACGACCGTGTCGGCCGCTGTGCGGCGACCGCAGCAGGGGGCCACCACCATCCAGACCCGCGCGGAGTCCCACGGTTCGTCCCGGTGGAGGCGTAGCGGCTCGGCGATCGCCGGGAAGTCGGCGAGCGTCTTCACGGGGCCTCCATGGCTTGGTAGAGGACGCCGGTTCCGGCGGGGGTAAGCGACACCTCCGTCCCTCCGGTGACCGCGTCGTAGTCGACGCGATCGGCGGTGATCGTCGCCCGGGTAAAGGTGGGACTGGGCGTGAAGGCGTAGCTGATGACCATCCGGATGTCCCAGTTCGCGCCAAGCGCCGCGGTGAAGGGGAACGGGATGCCAGTGGTGTTGATCCCGGATCCGTACGAGGCTCCCCCGATCAGCGTCCACGTCGTCGACCCCGCCGAATCGTTGCGGTAGAAGTCCACGTAGACGGTGTTCGCCGGGTCCATGTCGACGGTGTTGACGTCATAGTATCCGGTGTAGTTGGTCGAGATCGCCGTGGCGCTGGCGAGCTGACAGTAGGCCACGGCCCCCGGCGCCTGAAGCGCCACGCCCCCAGCGCTGCCGGGCGTGGTGTTCTGCGATGCCGAGAAATCATCCGTCTGCGCAGCACTGGATGAGCCGGTCGTCAACACGGAGCGCGCCTTGAAGGAGCTCACCGTGATGTCGATCGCGGCGAACTCGATCTTCCGGTCCACCGTGGAATTGGTCCCCGGCAGCAGGAACGATTGCGGAATGGCTCGGATCTGCGGGGCGTGATCGAAGTCGAAATCGAAAGTCTTCGTGACCCCGTTCGTCGCGACCTTCTCGTCATTGTGGCGGTTGGTGCCGAAGGCGAGGGCCCCGGCCGCATTCTTGACGGCGAAGTCAGAGGCGCTCCGGACACCGGTTCCGATCCCGAGGCCGCTCAGGATCTCCCGCCTCACCGGATCGATCAGCGGCGTCGCGCCCGTCGCGTCGTAGATCGGTTCCGAGTGCACACGCGCGCCCGGTGTTGGCAGCCCGCCCGTTCCACCTCGGGTATTGTCGGTGGTGACCTGGGCGCCGGCGTGTCCAGCGCCTCGCGCCGCCTTCGTTTTAGCGCCCTTTCCGCTCTCGATGCCGGCCACGCCATCGGCAGCCGTCGCGCCAGTGGTCACGCCGGTCTGCAACTTGTTCGATCCGTCGAGCGCCGCATCGGCACGCGTGGCGGCGTTCTTCTGCACGAGGGTGACGGCCCGGCGATCCGAGGTGGCGTCGTCAGGGATGTACCCCATGTGCTTGTTCGTGTAGCCCCGCGACAGGTCCACTGCCGCCGCTACGGCCACGCCGCCGGAGTCGATCGCGCTGAACCCACGCGATCCGCCGGTCTTCTCATTTGCCGTCGCGGCCCGACGATCTGAGGTCGCATCATCCGGGACGTTGCCGAAGTGCTTGCCGGTGTAGCTCCGGGCGAAGTCGACCGAGCCCGCGACGACGATGCTCGAGGAGTCAAAACCGATGAACCCGCGTCCCCCGCCCGTCTTCTCATTCGCGGTCGCGGCGCGCCGGTCAGAGGTGGCGTCGTCGGGTACGTTGCCGAAGTGCTTGCCCGTGTAGCTCCGCGTGAAGTCGAGCGCCGCGGCGATCGCGACGCCGCCGGAGTCGATCGCCGTGAAGCCACGGGAGCCACCGGTCTTTTCATTCGCCGTGGCGGAGCGCCGGTCCGACGTCGCATCGTCGGGGACGTACCCCAGATGCTTGTTCAGGAACGACCGCGAGAAGTCGACATAGCTTGCGAGGATCGAATTGCCCGAGTCGAGGGCTGTGTCGCCCTTGTTCCCACCCCGCTCGGTCACATCGGGTGACGTTCCACCAGGCATGAGCAGCCCGAGCTGGATGCGACGGGTCACCGGGTCGATCAGCGGCGTCGCGCCCGTCGCGTCGTAGATCGGATCGGTGGCCAGCCGTCCGCGCGGCGTCGGCATCCCACCGGCGCCGGCGCGGCCGTCGTCGATCGTCACCTGGCCGATCGCATGGCCAGTCGAGTGGCCGGTGAGGAAGCCAATCTTGCTCAGCGTCGGCCAGACGACGGGAGTACTCTGGCCGTCCGCCTGCAGCACCTCAAACTCGGTGTACTTCTGGTAGTACGGGTCACGCTGAATGGTGATGAGCTGGGGGAGCACCGCAGAGGAGTAGCCTGACCAGGCGCCCACGACCCCGTTCACCGTCTCGCGCTGCCGCCACTGGAACGGCGTGGCCGGCGCATTGCTCGCGGCCCCCCCATTCAGCGTCACGTTCTCGTTCCCGCGGCTCTGGTCGAACGGGGAGACCGACACCCAGGGCGGCTGGATCGTCTGCCCCGTCCCGATGCCCACGCCCGCCCGAGCCATCCAGGCGCGATACCCGCCGGCCGGCGAGCCGCGGAGGGTGAGCGTCGTCTTGGAGATCTGACCAGGCGCTGTCACCAGCGAGTGCCGGATCCCGACGACGGCGAGATCCTGGTTGCTGTTGAAGTGGACGCCATTGGTGGAGAACCGGATCAGGTCCCCGAGCTCCACCGGCCAGAAGAACGGCATCTCGCACTCGCCGTCGGCCTTCGGGTCCTTCAGATCGGCGAGGAGCGCGTTCGCCATCGTCGTCGCCTCGGCCGGCGTGTCGATGACGCTGTCGCCGGCCTCCTCGATGACGATCGGGCGCATGCCGTAGCGCGCCTGGCTCGCCGTATCGTTGACGGTGATGTCGCCGCGCGCGAAGGTCGGGCTCGTGTAGAAGACCTTCACGCGGTTCCGGACACTCGCGCGACTGATCGAGAGTCGTCGGAGGCTGATGTACCGCGACGGCCCCAGGGTGTGGTCGGGGACCGTCTTCGTGCGCGGCGGATTGTAGAGCGTCAGGCGATAGCTCGAGGTGCCGGAGTCCCAGAGGAACCGGCAGTCCCACCCGATCGATTGCACCAGGCGCAGGATCGCGTCGTAGACCGGCTCGCGCTGATAGCCGAACCGCGTGACCGTGTAGCTCGGCGACGTCGGCGTGTAGAGCGGGATCACTCCGGCACCGAAGGCCGTGTCGAGCACCTGCTGGATCGCCGCTTCCATCGACAGCGTCGCGCCGCCGGCGACGACCACCGCGGTAGGCTGCTCGAGCGTCGTATCCTGCAGACGCGCACCCAGATCACGCGCGGTGCAGATCACCTCCTCGCCCCCGCCGGCCGGGTCGACCACGTCGAAGGTGCCCTGGAAGATCCGCTGCCAGTCGCCGGCCGCTGGGGTGGTGGCTACCGAGGGGTCGAGCAGCGCGACCTCGACGTACACCGCGCGGGCGACGTCGAGGAGTGGCGCGTAGGCGAGTGCGGCGTTGCGGTTGAGGGTGGAGTCCGTCCGGAGCGGCGAGAGCGAGAGCGTCGGGCCCATGTCGCGCCGGAACCGGATGGTCATCCCGGCGATCGGCTGGTCGATCGACGCGTCAGGATCGGCCGAGACGAGATACGCGGAGACGTCGGTCATCCCGCCGTCCGGATTCTGGACGAAGACGCGGGTGAACTCCTTCCGGCGCGGCGCGGCGTTGGCGTTGGCTTGGGCGGTGGTCTGCGTGCGCGCCATCGCTTATGCCTCGAACAGGGAGAACCGGACGCGCCACTTCTGGCTGCCAGGGACGCCGATCGCGTCCATGCCCTCGTATCGCGCGAAGCAATTCGTGGCCGCGCCGTTGAACAGATCGCCGTTGCACACCAGCGGGGGCGCGGCGACCAGGTAGCCCCGGTATGTCTCGGCGAGCGCGCGAGCGACGTACGGGGTGGTCAGCCCCGGCACGACCATCTTCCGCGCGCGAATCGACTCGAGGAGTGAGGCGTCGAACATCCGTTCGCGGCCGCCGGTTTCCTCGATGTCGATCTTCGCGCCCGGCGCCTGCGCGATCGGGATCACGTTGCCGCCGACGGTGAGGAAAGCCATTACAGCCCCGCCGTGGCGAGCTGGAACCCGAATGACCCGCCGCGGCGGTCCTGGTTCTCGCCTTCCGCGACCAGCTGTCGGTAGAGCTCCTGGACGTTCTGCACGCCATGGAAGTGCATCGGTCCGCTGAAGACCATCGTGCGGCCGCCCGCGCTCGAGCTGCTCGACTTGCCCGTCGCCGTCCGTCCGCTATCGCCAGCACCGGCCGCGGACGCACTGTTCGAGGCCTCGAACTGATACGCGGCGATCTTGATCCCCTGGGGCAACCCGGTGATCGCTTCCTGCACCTTGCGCGCGGCATCGGCCATCCGCTGCAACGCCGCGGCCGCTCCATCCGCGGCGGTGTTGCTGCGCCCGAACAGCTTCCCGATCGCGCCGCCGATCGCCGCGCCCGCCATGCTGCCAAGGATGGTGCCGACGACCGGCACAACGGAGCCGATCACGCCGCCGGCGACCTGACCGGCGGCCGACGTGATCGCGGCGGTGGCGAGCGCCTTCCCCGTCGCGCCGCCGAGGGCCGCGCCGATCGCCCCGCCCGTCCCGCCGCCCATCTTCGCGATCACGGGCCCGAGGTAGCTGCCCAGGGTGGCGGCGAATTCTCCGGGCAGCGTGGCGAGGGAGGCCACCATCCGCTGCTGCAGCGAGACCTGCGTGATGAGCGGCTGGTTGACCTGCGCGCGCAACGCCGCCGGGATGTCCGCGGTCCCGATCGTCGGGACCGGCGCGTTCACGCCGGGGATCTGGCTCGAGTTCCCCTGCACGTTCCCCATCTTTGCGATCACCTGCTTGTAGGTGAGCGACGGGAGCTGTGCATTCCCGGCGAGGAGCGTCGCTTCCCCGTAGCGCTTGAGGGACTCCGTCGCCTCGCGGATGCGCAAGGCGACCTCGCCCCACTGATTCTTCTGCTGCGAGAGCGCGAGGTTGAGCGCGTCGATCGTCTCGGTGATCCGCCCATTCAATCCGACCAGCGGATGCCCCTTCGCATTCGTCAACTCATAGACGCGGCCGAGCAGGCTCGCATTCGCCTCGAGCTTCGCATAGGGATCCTTCTTCTCCTTCCCGCTCCCGGGCACGTCCGGCGGGGTGATCGTCGGCAGGTCCGGCGCCGCGAGCTGGCGCGACCGCGCATTCGCCGCCCGCAGCTGCTCGACCAACCCCGCGCGCTCCGTCTTGCGGCGCCCCTCCTCGAACATCGCGAGATCGCCGACCCACGCCGGGCGCGCGTCCAGCTCGGCGATCTTCGCGACGAGCGCCTTCGCCTCCGCCTGAGAGTCCTTGGCCGACGAGAGCGAGGCGAGCTTCGCCTTGAAGTTCTCGGTGTCGGCGGCGGCCTTGCGTGCCGCCTCGCCGGCTTTCCAGAAGGCGGCCCCGATCGCGAGCACGCCGGCGACGATGGCGCCCGTCAGCAGAAACGGCGCCATCACGGGCCCGAGCCCGATCATCACCCCGCGGAAGCCCGTCCCGGCGATCGCCGCCGCGCCGAACGCGGCCTGCACGCCGAAGATCGTCTGGCTCAGGGAGAAGAACCCGAGCGCCGCGCCCGCCGCGCGCAGCAGCGTGAACGCCTTGGTGAGGTTCCCCACCACATAGGCGAGGGGGCCGATGCTGGCCCCGACCGCGAATCCCGCGACGATGACGCTCTTCATCGGTCCGGGCAGCGCGGTCAGTCCGTCGAGCAGTCCCTTCGCCCCGTTCATCACCTGTACGAACGTCGGCAGCACGACCGCCCCGAACGAGTCGGCGACACCATCGGCGGCCTGCTTGAGCCGCGCCAGCGCGTTGGCGTCGCTTCCATAGGTCCGCGAGGCCTCGCCCTGGATCTTCGTGCTCCGCTCGAGCACGAGCGTCAGCGCGGCCTGCGCGGTCGCGGCCTTGGACAGTTCCTCGCCCACCGTGGCGAGACCGAGCTTGTACGCCTTCTGCTTGATGTCCGCCTCGGAGATCGCAACGCCGAATCCGGCGAGCCCCTTCGTCTTGCCCATCAACGCCTTGTCCAGCGCGTCCGCGGCGCCAGCCACGCCGAGCTCCTTGTTGAACGCGCCGAAATCGCCGGCGAGCCGCAGCACGGTCTGGCTCATCGCCGTCGCCTTCTGTGGCGCAAGGCCCAGCTGCATCAGCAGCGTGCCCGTCGTCGACGCCATCCCGCGGAGCGCATCATCCGTCTCGGGGACGGACTTCATGAGGCTCTGCGCGAACTGCTCCATGTCCCCCTGCGCCTTCCCGAACACCCGCCCGAGCTTCTCGACGCTGGCCGCATCCTCAGCGGCCGACTGCGCGAAGAAGCCCGCCGCCGCAATGAGGGGCGCCGTGACGCGGGTCGTCAGGTTCCCGCCCAGGGTGGCGAGCTTGTCGCCCGCCCGCATCAACCGCTTCTCCGCGGCGTCGAGGCCATTGGAGAAGTCGGTGATATTGGCGGCGATCTTGACGACTAGCGTCCCAGCTGACATTGCGGCCGAGGGTCAGGGTTGCGCTTGTACCACGCGATCCAGTGCACGAGCTCATCGAAGTCGAGCTCCATCCGGAGCCGCGCGACGGTCATTCCGAGACGGGCGGCGAGCGTGAAGAGGAACTCGAGCTCGCCGTCCGCTGCTAGTTTTTTTCCGCGACCTCGACAGCGTCCTCAGCGAATCCGTTGAGCGCCGCGGCGGCGGTCCAGATGGGATCGACGTCGGTCGCCTGGAGGGCTTCGATCGTCTCGCGGTCGCCGATCGTGAAGAGCGGCTCACCGTTCTCCGGGTCGTACGTGCAGGCGATGAGGAGCTCAGGGACGAGCTTCACGAGATCCACCTGCCCGTCCTCGTCCTTGCATGCCTGGGCGAGCTTGGTCCGGGCGGTGATCGTGAGCGGGCGGACCTCGACGACGTCGCCCGTGGTGAGCGTGACGGTCTTGGTGCGGCGGGCCTGGTTGAACAGGCGTTCTCTCTTCGTGGTCGGCATGGCTGTCAGAGGAGGGTGTTAGACGAGGAAGGCGAAGGAGCGGTTGTCGACGTCGGCCGACCCTTCCCAGGTGAGTGGCTCTTCCTGGAGTCCCCCGTTCGCGACCTCATGCGCGCGCTCCGTCAGAAGCGCCCACGCACGCGCGATCGGGGTGGCGCCGTCGGCGATCGAGATCTCGACGACGAGGACGGCGAGCGCGAGGAACGCCGCGTGGAACGCGTTATCGAGCCACCATTGCCCGATGGCTCCGGAGCACGTGCGCTGCAGCTGCTGGCGCGTGATGTCGGTGTCCCCGAACGCGTTGTCCTCGCCGTTGATCCCCTTCCCCGAGAAGCTGAACGACTTCCCTTCGGCGATCGTCGTCGTCGGGAGATACGACCCGGTGACCGTCACGGCGCTCGCGCCCTGTGCGGCGGTGAACGTGACCTGGCCGGTGAGGCGGTTGATCGTGTAGCTGGCCGCCGGCTGGAGCACGGCGTTGTAGAACACGGTGATCGCGACACTCGGATCCCAGACGCGCTTGGCGGCGTTGGTGATCGTGTACGTCTTGCTGTCCCCGGAGTTCGTCATCGGGTCGGCGACGAAGGCGATGGGCGCCCCGGAGATCTTGAGTCGAACCTTCTTGCCCGCGGTCGCGGCCATAGTCAGCTCCTAACGGGAGGGGAATCCACTTACGCGACCGTGACGGCGCCGGTGCCCTGCAGCTCGATCGACACCTTGACCTCGCTCCCCTGGTCGCCGTCGACGGAGTAGTCGGCGACCTTCACCTCGACGGTGGAGTTGATGCCGGCCGTGGTGCCGCCGTCGGGCTGGAACTTGGCGAACAGGGGCGTGTCGTTCGCGAACGCCGTGCGGATGACGCCCTGCCCGGTGGCGTCGACCTCGAAGTTGCCGGAGAGCGTGAGCACGCTATCCCGCATCCCCATGATCTTCACGAGCTCCGTGTCGGTGAGCTGCGTGACGTCGATGATCTGGCCGGAGCGCTTGAGGCTCGCGCTCTTGATGCCGACGACGTTGTTGTAGGCGCCGCCGATCAATACGGCGACGGCGACACGAAGCTTCTTGCCTGCGGTTGCGGCCATGGATCAGTCCTCGGGGTTGATGGTGCGTGGGTGCTGCGTGAATTCGGCACCGCACGCGGTGCACTGGTACCGCTCGTCGCCGAGCGTGGAGAGGTCGCGGAGCACCTCATCAGGATGCGCGCAGGCGTCGTCCCCCTCGTCGCCTGAATCGGGTAGCAGGAGATCGAGGATCTGCTGCCGCTCCTCGTCGATCCGCTCGAGGCGGGCGATGATCGCGGCGACGTCGCGCTGGCTGAGGCGCATCAGGTGTCCTCCACGAGGATCTCGAAGTCGCTGGTGATCGAGCGCCAGGCGCCGTCCTTCTGTGTCGCCGAGTCGACATAGTCGCAGCTGACGAAGGTCCAGCCGGTGACCGTCAGCGTAGCACTGTCGAGCAGCTCGACGATGCGCTGGTCGATCGCCTGGACGGTCTTGGCGCCGGTGCGGTCCTGGGTGTCCTCGACGTGTGAGGCGATGCTCACCAGGAGTCGCGAGGCATTTCCGCCAGCGCCGGTGACGAGTCGGCGCTCGCGCACCTCCGACGTCACCGAGATCACGATGTACTCGCGGGCGGTCGTCCCCTCGGGCATGCTGTCGCCGATCCGATCGACCAGCGCGGTGAGGGCGCTATCCCCAGTGAGCAGGGCATAGATCGCCGCCTGGACGGGGCTGGAAGCCTTGCTGATGGGCATCAGGCGCCTCCCGCCGCGTCGACGGCGCCGTTGATCGCCTGCTGGCAGCGGGCGGCATGCGGTTCGATCTCTGCCTGGCGGGCCGGGCGAATGTACGGCTGTGCTTCTTTGCCTTCCCTGGGCGCCCCGTATTCGATGACCATCGCGTGCATCCCGAGTCCCTTCGTGCTGCCGGCCCGACGCTTGGCCTTGGCCCGGAGCTTCCCCTGGCGGCGCGCTTGGCCGGCACTGGTCGGAGCCTTCGCCTTGGAGGACCGGCGGAGCTTTCCGTAGCCCGCCTTCACGTAGCCGACGAACCCGCTTTCGGAGAACTCGGATCGAATGGAGTCGCGGAGCTCGCCGGGGCCAGGGCGTCCCTTCGCCTTGCGCGAGTTGGGGCCAGACACCGCGACGCGCGCCTTCGCGCCTCCCTCGATCGCGTGCGTCGACTCGGCCACCGCGCCGCGGAGCCGCGCCTGGAGACCGGTGTCGAGCATCCGGAAGGCGGTTCGCACCTCGCTGATGCCGGAGACGACGCCGGTGATCTTCGCGCTCACAGCGGCACCTCGCGGCATTCGAGGATGAGCTGGTCGCGGGCGCCGTCGTCGTCGATCACGCTCAGGATCTCGAGGGGCTGCGCGCCGCGGAGCAGCCGCATGGCCGAGGTCACGCCGACGCGCTTCCGGATGGTCACGGTGTACCGCCGGCGCGAGATCGTCGCGTCGCCCTCAGCCGACTCTCCGCTCGTATCGGTCGGCGCGACACGCGCCCAGAGCGGCGCGACGGTGGCCCACGTCTTCGTGGTACCGCCTTGCCCGTCGGGCGTCTCTGTCTTCGCCTGCAGCGTGACGCGAGACCGGAGCTGGCCGGCGCGAAGGGGCGACATCAGCGGAACTCCGGGAGGCGGTAGAAGTCGAGCAGCGCCTTCACGGCCGGGTTCTCCGTCCAGATCGTCCCGACGATCGAGGCTTCCTTGTTCTGGTACAGATCGCCGCAGATCAGCAGCAGGGCCTGACGAATCGGCGCGGGCACGTCGGCCGGCGCATCACCGAACCCGGTGACGTAGTCGATCGTCACGGCGTTCCGCTGGTAGTAGCCGCGAGTGATCGGCCAGATCACCGCCCACTGGACGGTGAGGAACGGCGGGACGGCGTGGAGGTCCACGAAGTAGTTCGCCGTATCCCAGGTCTGGGTGACCCCGTTGATGTCGATGTACTTGACCGACGTCACCGACTGCACCGGCCCACGCGGGAACCGGATCACGTCCACGAGCGGATCGACGCCGATCGGGAACGTGTCCATCGTCATGCGCCAGGTCTGGGTCAGGAATGACCGGCGCGTGTACTCCTCGGCCTGCTGGCGCGCAGCCCCAATCAGCACGCCCAGCATCGCATCTTCGGACGTGTCCGTAAGATCGAGGCGGAGGTGCACCTTGAGCTCTGCGAGCGTGACCGGCTCGACGGTCGCCGGCGTGAGGAGGTAGTAGTTGATCACGAGAGGAGCGGTGAGCCCCGGGGCCACTTGGACCGGCGAGCGTTCGCCGGTCCAGGTGGTCGCCGGTTACGGCGTGGGCAGCAGGTGGGGGTGGCCGCGGACCACCGAACCGCAGATCGGCGCCGACGGCGTGGTGCCGCCCACCGCGGAGATCGCGAGGCGCACATACCGCTTCGCGCCCAGATACCCGCGCTTCTGGATCACGTTGTCGGCGCCGGTAGCGATGTTGACGAGGAGGCCGCCGTCGAGATCGGTCGCCGCGATCGGGGTGAACGTGGCGTTGTCGTCCGACTCTTCCGCACGAGGCGTGATGGTCGGGGTGGTACCGGTGATGGCGCCGGCGTCGACGACGAAGACGGCGCTATCGAAGCCCTGCAGGTCAACGCCGGAGCCGTTGACGGCGGCCGTCACTACCTGGGCCTTGAGCGACTGTGCCGGGGAGACCCGGTTGACGAGATCGCGAGTGGACATGAACGAAACTCCTGGAAAGAGAGCGAGTGTGAGCGCGAGGAGAAGCACGAACAGCGGAGAGCACCGCGTGGACGCGGGGCCCTCCGCCTCGAGGATCAGGAGAACTTCAGGAGGCGGATCGCCTCGAAGTTCACGACGTCGCCACCCACACGCTTCGTCGTGTAGAAGATCACCCAGGGCTTGTTCGTGAACGGATCGCGCAGTGTGCGCGACCCGACCGCGTGATCGACGATCTGGTAGCCCTCGGCGAAGTTGCCGAACGCGATCGAGAGCGAGGCCGCGGCGATCTGCGGCATGTCCTCACCCTCCGCGATCGGGAAGCCGAGCAGGGTCCCGTTCTGGCGAATGGTGAAGTCGGGCTGCCAGATGTACTCGCCCTGGTTGTCCTTGAGCTTCCGGACCGCGGCGACCGTGTTCCGCGCCATCAGGAACGACGCGGCCTGGCGATACGCCGCCTTGAGGCCGAAGACCAGGTCGATGATCGCGTCGCCGCCATTGGGTGCGGCCGCGAAGCCTCCGGACACGCCCGTCGCCTGCTGCGCGATCTTGCCGAAGGCCGACTTGGTGGGCGTGCCGGCCGGGTACGTCAGGATCCCTCGCGGCTTGTTGATGCCGTCGCCGCTGACGAAGCTCGCGTTCTCGACGCGAGAGAACTTGTTCGACACCTTCTTGTCGAGCCATCCGCCGACGTCGCGGTTCGAGTCGTCGAGCTGCTTCTGCGAGAGCTTCGGCGCGGCATACTGCTCGAACACCGGGATCCGCCACTGGCCGAGCGTCGGCGTATTGGTCTCCGTCCGGGCGCCCGTCTCGCCGACCCAGCCGCTGGCCGCCTCGTCGAGGTCGTAGTCGCCTTCCATGGCGTCGGTCCCGATGGTCTCGACGGTCGCAAGCTGTCGCATCGGGGTGGTCTCGAACACGAGCTCGGCGATGCGGCCCTCGTGCGCCGGTGTGACGAAGTATCCGCCGGCGGGATCCGATCCCACCTGGAGCGCCGCCTTGATATCGGCCGTCACCGCCTTGTCACCCAGGCGCAGATAGGAATCGAAGGCGTCCTCGTACTTCCGGAACGACTCGACGTCCGCGTCATTCACCTCGATCTTCCGGGGCGAGACGCCGCGCACCCTGGCCAGGAACGCCCGGGTGTGGGCGCGGAGGGTCTCGACTTCCTTCTCGGTCCCCTTGGCGTTGTACCGGGCGCGATCATTCTCGACGATGCGGAGGTTGGCCTGCACCTCTGCGAGCTGGGCGGTCAGCGCCGAGATCTCGCCGTTCGCCTTGTCAACCTTGGCCACCAGGAGCGGATCCGCAGTGCCCTTGGTCTCGAGCTGCTTGATGCGCTCGTCGTTCGCCTCGCGCATGTCGTTGACGGCCTTCATGATGTCGTCCTTCAGCGCCTTCACGTCCAGCACCGCGGCCGCGGGGAACGCCAGGGAGAACGCGGAGGGGGCGCTGTGACTGGCGAGCGACGTCGGGTGCGAGATGAGGAAGACGGCCGCGCCGAGCAGGAGGAGCGGCAGCGCCAGGAAGAGCGCGAACGCCCCGACGAGTCCGAGCAGGGACGGGGCAGCAGCTGCGGGCGACGGCATCGCGATCGCGCGCGACGCCGAGCTCCAGCAGGCAGTCAGCCGGCCGCCCACCTTTCGCAGCACGATGGCGGCGTGAGACTGGATGTGCATGGTTACCTCGAGATGAGTTGACGGAGATCGCTGGCGAGGTCCGCCAGCGGTTGGAGCGTGTCGCCCGATGAGTCCTCATCCCGAGGCTCCGACGTGGGCGAAAAGCCACCGACCGCGATGGCGCGGGCGGCGGCGTGTGAGAGCCCAAGCTTCTCCCGAAGCTGGGTCTCGAATTCTCGAATGGTCTGGGGCGGGCGCGGAGCCGCGGGGGTCGACGCGCTGAGGAGTGCCGCCGGAGCGTGCGCGTAGACGCTCAGGTCGAACGCCGCGGTAACGGCGCTCGTCTCGATGATGGTGTCGGCGAAGCCCAGGTCGACCGCTTCCGTGGCGTCGAACCAGGTCTCATCGGCCATGTACTGCTTCACCTCGTCGACGGTCAGGCCCGTCTTCTTGACGTACTCGTTCACCAGCGACCCGCCGATCTTGTCGAGCAGGGTGGCCGTGTCCCGCATCTCCGCGGCGTTCCCATAGAGGGCCGTCATCGGATCGTGGATCATCAGGAACGCGTTGTCCGCCATCCGCACCTCGTCGCCGGCGAGCGCGATCACGGAGGCGATCGACGCGGCCAGCGCGTCGACGTGGGTGATCACCCGTGCCGAGTGCGCCCGGAGCGCGTTCGCGATCGCGAGCCCGTCGAACACGTTGCCGCCCGGGGAGTTGATGTGCAGGTTGATCGTCGAGACGTCGAGCGCCGCGAGATCCCGCACGAACGTCCTGGCTTCGGTACCCCAGAAGCCGATCTCGTCGTAGAGCATCACATCGGCCTCGTCGGCCGCGGCGTTCCGCACGATGCGGAGGTTCGCCGGGCTCCGGCGAAAGGGGCTGCGGTTAGATGGCACGGAGGCGCTCCTGCAAGGCGGTGGGCATGCCGGGGTTCTGCTCGTCGGTCTTGGCGGGATTCCCCGGGACCTGATCCTCCTGGTTCGGATCGATCCTCGTCGAGGACGTCATGTTCATCGGCGCGAGGTAGACGTCGAGATCCGCGGGACCCGGGTTCATGTTCTCGAGCTCGCGCACCTGGTTGCGGGTCATCCACCCGGAGAGCACCGCCACCTGGTAGCCGCGCATCCGGGCGGCGTAGTCGCCGCGGAGGAGGCCGTCCATGTTGTGCTCGACGTAGAGCGAGGCCCGGTCCCGGGGCTGGAGGAGGCTCACCGCCATGCGAGCCTCGATCCGACGCACCCGCGGCAGCAGGCCGCAGATCGCGTAGTTGAGCGTCTGCTGCTCGACGTTCGAGAACGTTGAGCGCTCGAGGTCCCCGATCAGGTGGGGCGGGACACGGTAGATGCCGGCGATCTCCGAGCGCGACATCTTCCGCGACTCGAGGAACTGGGCCTCGTCGGCCTTCATCCCGGTGATGGTGAACTTCGCCCCTTCCTCGAGGAGGATGACCTTGTGCGCGTTATCGGCGCCGGCGTACTTCTCCTCGAACGATTCCTTGAGCCGCTTCGCCGCCGGCTCGCTGAGCTGTCCCGGGTGCTCGAGCGTGCCGCCGATCATCGCGCCGTTGCGGAACAGCCGCGAGCCGTAGTTGACCAGCTGCATCGTCAGGCCGACGAGCTCGCGCTGATACTCGATGGGGGAGATCCCATCGAACCCGTTGAGGGTCAGGCCGCGCACATGATACACGAGCTCCGGCGGCACGGGTTCTCGCGTTCCATCAGGCCACGTGAGGACGTACTTCAGCTGCCAATCCTTCCCCTGGGTGACCTGCATCCGGTGCGGGGGAATCGGGAGCAGCTCCCGCACCTCGCCGCGGACGACCGTCTTGAGGGCGAAGAACTTCCCGCACAGCTCGAGGTGCGCCTGCTGCATCTCGCGGAACTCCATCCCCGTCTGCCAGGTGTTGGGCTGGCGGAGAAGCTCGGCGAGCCAGTGATCGGTAACGACCTCACGCCCCCGCGGCTGGCGGCGGTACAGCGGCAGCGGCAGGGCGGCGATGTCCTCGGACAGCACCTTCACGCAGGAGTAGACCGCGGCGACGCGCATCGACGTCTCCGGGGTCACCACCGCGCCGCTCGCGGAGCGTGACTCGGCGAGCAGCTCGCGATAGATGTCGTAGCTCGTGATCATCGCACGCACGTTCGCCGGAGCGAGACGCATCGCGGCGCGGGCGATCGCCTGGCCGAAGCGGCTCATCCGAAGGACCTCACGCCGCGATCCTCGTAGACGCTGCGGACCGGCGCGGGCGCGTGCATCGCGCGACCGACCGCCATGATCAGCGCGACGGCGCCGTCGATCTTGTTCTTCGCCGTCTGCTTGTTCGGGAAGACGTTGTCCTTCTTGTCGACGTGGCACACCACGTTCGACATCATCCAGGCGAGCACCGGGTCACCGTCGTGGTGCAGGCGGCCGGCGCGCACCAAGGCCTCAATCTCCTTCATGGGCGCGGAGAAGTTCTTCACCGTGGCGCCCATCTCCACCATGGGGAACCCTTCGGTGAGCAGCTCCGTCGCGAACTTCGTCGCCTGGAACGGGTCGTACGCGACCTCGCGGATCCGGTACTGATCCTTCGCCAGCCGGAGATCGTCCTGGATGGCATTCTGATCGATGATGTTCCCGTCCGTGGTGATCAGGCGACCGGAGCTCGCCCAGCCCTTGTATTGGCTGTTGTCGGATTCCTCGACGACGTCCTCGGGCAGGTAGGCGCGGAGGAAGGGGTAGTAGTGGAGGTGTTGCTCCGTCTCGCCGGCCTTGTTCGTCTCGTCGACCAGGCGGCGGAAGAGGTAGAGCTTGGCCGCGATGTCGACGTTGCTCGCCAGATCGACCGCGACGAAGCAGTCCTCGCCGGCGAAGTCGTCGATCGAGAGCCCGGGCACGGCGCCCTTGTCCCAGCGGCGCATGTCCATCCACGGGCTGTCGGCGTTGACCCAGACGTTCAGCCGCTTCGTGAGGAAGTTGGGCTGGGCGCTCGGCATCTCCTGCGCCTTCCGACAGAGCCGCGCGATGTCGTCGGGGAAGACCGACACCCCATAGTTCGGGTTCGCCTTCGCCCACACCGCCGGATCCGTCCAGTCGTCGCCCTCGTCGATCGTGTAGATGATCGCGAAGAAGGTCTCGTCGACGGTCGAGCCGTCGAGCACTTTCGTGGCGTAAGTGCGCACCTCGTAGCAGATCCCGGCGCGGTTGCTCCCCGCGGTGGTGACCGTCCAGAGGAGCGACTGCGCGCGCGCGCCGGTTGCGGTTTCGAGCACGTCGTACACGCCCCGCGTCTTGTGGGCGTGGAGCTCATCGATGATGACGACGTGCGGGTTGAGTCCGTCGAGCGAGTTGTCTTCGCTCGAGAGCGCCTTGAAGGTGGACTCCGAGGCCGGGACCGTGAGCGCGTGCGTGCCGATCTCCACGCCGAACCGGTCACAGAATTCCGGGGTCTTCCGCGCCATCGCGCGCGCGGCATCGAACACGATCCGCGCCTGGTCCTTCGTCGTGGCCGCCGAGTAGCACTCGGCGCCCTCCTCGCCATCGGGGCCGAGCATGTAGAGCCCGACGCCAGCGGCCTTCGTCGACTTCGCGTTCTTGCGCGGCACCTCCTCGTAGACGGTGCGGAAGCGGCGCAGCCCGTCCTTCTCGCGCAGCGCGGGATCCGCGGCGCCCGCGGTCGCCCAGGCCCACGAGAACACGACCATCAGGATGAAGATCTGCCACGGCTCGAGGCGGATCGTCTTCGTCTTCCACCGCCCCTTGATGTGCGGCAGCAGATCGAGCATCCGGCAGATACGCGCCCCGCGAGCGGGCTCGTACCGGAAGGGGAAGCCGGGCGTCTCCTGGCGGGCGAGGTCGTCGAGCTGCCGCTGGCATGCGGCGATCGCCAGCTTGCACGCGGCACGGGTGCCATCGACAACGTCGCGCGCATACTGCAGCGCGATCGCGGCGTAGTCGCGAGACTCGGTCATTCGAAGCCTCGCGCGTTGGGGAAGGTGCGCCCTTCGCAATCGTCCGTGATGACGCCCGCGGTGATGTAGCCGTGGTAGCTGCCGACGATATTGATCGACGGCTCCAGCGTGACGGCCGGCGGCTCGCCGGTGACGGTCCAGCCCTCGCCGTGGGGCCCGAGTTCGCGGCTCCGCGCGCGGGTGTCGATACAGAACTCCGTGCCGTCCGGCAGCTTCACGAACATCGGCGGGCGCGTGTCCTTCCAGTCGCGCAGGTACTTCGGCGCGACATTATCGGCCCAGACGCTGAGCCACTGCTCGACGTAATCCACGTCGACAGGCCACATCGCGCCGACCGGCACGAAGCCGTGGGCGTCGCGCGCGGCCTGGTGCGAGGGGTAGAGACGAAGGGGCCATGGCATCAGCCGACGTCCTCCCACCCGCTCTTCGGCGCCGGCTTTGCCGTCTCCGGGGCGCGCACGCGGGTCCGGGCGCTCGGCGTCAGGCCGAATTCCTGGGCGAACTTCCGCACCTCGACCCCACACTGGCGCGCGATCGACACCTCGGGCCGCGCCTGGATGAAGCCCTGCGGGGTGAGCAGGGTCATCCCGAGGCGCAGCGTCTTCTCGCAGGCCACGACGCGAGCGACGTTCAGGCAGTAGAGCGTGAACGCCGCGAGGTCCATCTCGGTGAGCAGCTGCTTCGCAACGAGCTCCGGGCCGACACGGCTCCACTCGAAGCTCGCCACGTCGTCGAAGAACCCGGGGCAGGGCGGCAGCTCCGTCAGCACCGCGAACTGCGGTTCCGACTCCGGCGAGCCGTGGCGGTCCTTCCGGTGCGTGCCGCGCAGCTGCAGCACGCGCGTCGGGGTGCGGGGACGACCGCCCGGCATCAGCGCAGACCCCCCCATGTCGAGTTTTGACAACGTGCACAAAACCCCGGGGGAACGGTCGCTAGGTGCTGAGGGCCCAGAGATCCGATGCCCCCTCCCCCTGTCACCTGTGGGTGACAGTCGGTGCTGTCACCTGTGAGTGACACGTCGTCATCCTGCCCACTCGGGCCGGTGCGCGCGTCCGCCTGGCTCGGTGGCCGACTTGCGCCCGTGACACGAGCGGCAGAGCGGCTGATGGTTCTGCGGGTCCCAGAAGAGTGCCTGGTCGCCCTTGTGCGCGACGATGTGGTCGACGACCGTCGCAGCCACCACGCGTCCGCGAGCTCCGCAGGCACGGCAGAGCGGGTGAGTGCGTAGGTAGGCTGCGCGGTATCGTCGCCATCGGGGATCGTAGCCACGCTCGCTCGAGGTCCCGCGGTACGCGTCCTCGGCTCGGCGCTGCTCGCGCTGGTGGGCAGCGCAGCGGCCGCCATCAGTAAGCTGAGGGCAGCCAGGGTGCGGGCACGGGCGCGGGGGGCGAGACGGCAGATCAGAACGTGGCTCCCGGAAACGCAAACGACACCGGCACCAACAGACGTCCTCGTGAGAGGAGTCAGTGGTGCCGGTGTCAGGTACGGCGGCTAGGGTGGGCGGTCGAGCTGCCCTATGTGGACCAGTCTACGTCAGAGACGAGCGAGCGCGCAAGATGTCAGCTGCTCAGGTGTGTGGCCTGAACACCTCGTTTGTCTCGCACTCACCGAAGAAGTGGCGCGCGCCCTTCGCCGCCTCGATCGCAGACGGCGGTGTCTTCCCATCGCCTTGGGCGTACAGCGTGATCTCTCGCGGGCCGCTCGCTCGATGACACACGAGGCGCCATTCATGATAGCCGGAAGCCAGCAACTCCTTCAGGTCCGCCGCTTGTACGTCACGCTTCTCGGATCCACCGGCAAGCGGGATGATCCAACAGAGATTCATGGCGCGTTACCTGGTGAGGGACGAAGGGGGGACGACTAGCGCGAGAACGATGCACCGAAGTAGGCGCGGACGCCATCCGCGTCGAGGCCGAGTCGTTCGATCTCACGCATCTCGGCGCGGGTGCAGTCGGCGAGCCAGAGGCGCTTCGTGGCGCCGCGGCCGGCGATCACCTGGATGTAGATCAGCGCCCCGCAGGCGGCGTGTCCCTTCCCTGGACGGTTGTCACACACGATCACGCCGTCGCCCAGGAGCAGCATGTCCGGCCGCACGACGTGGTGCGATGGGCACTTGATGACGTCTCCCTCGAGGAACCCGACGCCGCGCAGGATCTCCTTGCCCTGCCACACGAGGTAGCGACTGGCCCTGGCCGGTACCGCGTTGGGTGATAGTGTGGCGGCGGCGATCACGCCGCCACCTCACGGATCGTGATGGTGACCCCTCGGTTCGCTCGAGCGATCGCCTGCGTCGGCAGACAGACGGCGAGCAGCTCCCGGGGGCTGTCGTCGACGACGTAGCGTTGCGCCACCAGGAAGTCGACGGGCCACTTCAAGCCGGCCATCAGCTCAGGCAGGTCTCGGAGCCCATGTAAGCGAAAGTGCACGCTGCTGATCTCCCAGCGGCGCCAGGGCGCCCAGCGTGGCAGGAGATCGGCTGTGCGGGCCATGGCGAGGCACTGGAGGTCGTACGCCTCGTGCGCCTGGTCGTACACGATGCCGGGCACCGCCCGTTTCATCCAGCCGCCGGACCGGGAGCGCCTCGTGCGCTTCATGGCCAGCTCCAGCATCTGGTTGATCGAGGGCGGCTCTGGCAGGGAGAGCGTGAGTGTCGTCGGCTGAACCACCGGGATCCTCTGGGGAGGGATTCGGTCACTTCTGGCAGGGAAGGGGAGTCGAGCGGTGCCAGAAGGGGAGGGTGGCTAAGTCGTTGAGTAATTAGAGAGTTAGATAAGTGAGTAATACCTTCTGGTACTTCTGGTGCTTATGGCATGGGGTACACGTTTCTCCCGCCTCTATTAGAGAGGGGCCTACCCCCCGCCAGAAGTGCCAGAAGCGCCAGAAGGGTCAGCGGATCGTGTAACGCGTTGGAATCATGGAAGTTGAAATGAGGGCTTCTGGCATGGGCGCGGGGTGGGGTGATGCCAGAAGGAGTGCCGCAAGTGCTTACGCAGCATCGTCTTGAGGGTGGGATTCCGAGTGTAGTGCCAGGCTGGGCTCTGCGCCAGCGTCATCGAGGGCGACGAGCGCGACGCGGGCACGTCCTGGGGTCTGCACGGTCGCCCAGGCCACGAGCTCCGCGGCGAGCAGCGACTCGATCGCGTCCTGGCGATCGCGCTTCGGGAGCCCGATGAACGCCTTGCCGCGGTTGAGGTCACGATTCGTGACGCCGCGCTCGCCGGCGAGCCGGATGGCGGCCAGCACCTGGTTGCGCGTCCGCTCGGTGGTGGAGTCGGCGACGCGGGTGCGCAGCGAGTGAAGCGTCTGGTGGAGGAAAAACTCGACGTAGCTGAAGCACCAGTCGACGATGTCGGTCGTGATCGTCGGCGTGTCCGGCGTGTCCGAGAGCGCGCAGATGAGCGAGAGCCGCATCCCGAGCTCGCGGGAGCGGATCGGCATGTCACCGAGCCCCTCGCGATCGAGCTGCTCGGAGAGGGCCAGCATCTTCCGCTCGAAGAGCTTCGTCCGCTCGAGGGCGTCGGGCGTGAACTCCACCAGGGCCGCGTCGGGGATCCCGTCGACCAGGACGCCCATGTCCATCTGACAGTGCGGCGCGAGCATCTGGTGCACCCAGTCGACCGCGGCCTGGGGCACGGGAATGTCCCTCCATTCGCCGGCGGGCGTGCGGGGCGCGGCATGCTCGGCGATGATGAACCGGTTGAGGAAGCCGTCCTGGATCCGGGCGCTTCGCATCGCGTCGTAGAACGAGCTCGGCGTCGTCATGGCGAGGAGGGTGATCGACGGCCGCTGGATCACCTTGGGCTCGATGTCCGCGCCGGCGGCGGCCGACATGGTCATCGTCGAGAACTGCGGCGTGGCCATGTCGCCGTGCACGCGCCCGAAGGCCTCCATCAGCTGCTTGATCGTGTCCGCGCGGTAGTTGTCGTACTCCTTCGCCGCGGCCTCCATGTACTTCCCGAACTCGTCGATGATCGCGATGTGCGCCGGCTTCCGAAGGAGCGCCGAGAACACGGCGTTGCCGGAGGAGTAGGCCGATGGGCCCACGAGGCGCCGCACGCCGGCGGCGGTGAGCACGCGCTCGATCGTCGTCTTCGCCTCCTCCTTCCCCGTGCCCGACTTGGCCACGTTGAGGAAGTAGAGCGAGGCGTAGTTGCGCTGTGAGGTGACGTACCGGCGGCCGAGCACCACGCTCCCGAGCGCGAGCGCCGCCTGGGCGGCGAAGATCGGCACCGGCCGGACGGCGGTCTCCACCCCGTAGCGCGCGACGTCGCCCAGGACGCCGGGCGGGATGAGCAGCTCGGCCGGGATCTCCATCGGCCGATCGGCGGGCCGCGCAATGATGATCGCCGGCGGCGAGGGGGTAAAGCTCGCGACGAAGTCCCCGAGGTCGGCCGCCTGCCCGCCGGGTGGCGCGTGGCCGATCTTCTCCCGCGCTGAGCGCACGGTGCGCGGCACGTCGCCATAATGCCCCTCCCAGCGCCCTGGCTCGCCGCGCACGGCCACGGGGATGGCGTCGAGCATCCCGCGCAGCGTGGTGACGGCCATCGCGTCGGACATGCCGCCCAGGAGGTAGCGCCACGCGAGTGCACAGAGCGGCGCGTGTATGGCCTCGCCCGTCATCAGCTGGCGGACGAGCTCCGCCGTTGGGTTTCCCACACCCTCGTGGGTTCCCCACGATTCCGTGGGGATTTGCTCTCGTTTGTCCGGCGGGAGCGCGACCGCCGCCAGCTCCAGCTGCGCGAGGGCGTCGGTGAGCGTGACCTCGCGGGCAAGGTCGGCCACGACGATGCGCGCCAGGCGCGGGCTCGCCTTCCGGTGCCAGGAGCCCGGCCACCGGATGGGATGCACCGCGGGGATGTTGGTGGCGTCCCCGCCGGCGAGCCGAGTGGCGAGGATCCGCGCGCGCTTGAGGCGGGCGTGCTCGCCGGCGTCCGACGTCGGCTCGGCCAGGCGCCAGTGCAGGTGGAGCTTCTCGTGGAGCTCCTGGGACACTGGATCACTCCAGACCCCGCCCGAGGCGACGACCACGGTCGCCGGTCCCAGGAGCTGCTCGAGTAGCTGGCGCGCGCGCTGTGGGTGCGCGTCGCATTCGACGGAGAGCGCGAGCCCGTTGGCGAGATCGATCTCGCGGGCGCGCTTGGCACTCGTGAAGGTGGCGATCGGTGGGCAGAAGACGACCGGGTCAGGATGCTGCGCCGCCTTCGTCGCCCAGTACGTGGCCGCCGTGGCGAGGTGCCCGAGGCCATCCTCGAGCACGTGCGACGACTCGATGAACACGGGCGGGGCGTCCTTCCGATCGTCGCGGAAGGCACGCCACGACACGTGCGCCCCGGCGTCCGCGTAGCGGAAGAGCGCCTGGACGAACGTGTCGAGCTCGCGCGGATCCGCCTCGAAGCCCCCCTGTGGAGTGAGGATAGCGGCCGCTGCTGCGGTGGGCATATTCACGCCACACCCAATCCGAGCGTGCGTGTGACTGACCTATCATTTCGCGAACAGATGCTTCTCACTTTGCTGGACAAGGCCGTGCTTGGGTCTGTTGTAGTAGGAGTGGGCTTTCTCGCGAATCGAGCTCTTGAGTCGAGGAAGTCGAAACAGGCGGTGCGCGCGACGTTGGCAGAGGAGCGGATGCCAAGAATTGCGAAAGCGGTCGCAACCTTCACTGACCTCAGGAATGCTACCCGCCGGCTGGCAAACACTCTGTTGCACGAGGCACTGATCCGAACACACCTAACGAAGACTTTCTTTGGGGGAGCCCCATCGGAGGAAGAACTCACGGTCATAGAAAAGGCGTTCGAAGAGGTGCGAGATGAGCGAATTTCGGAAGTGGACGATGTCGATACGCGGATCAGCAACGCACTCCAGGAGTTGGCTGATGAACACTTCTGGATCGGACACGAATTACATGACGCACTTTGGTGGGAATACCAACAACTCTCTGCCATTCTTGTAATTCCGCAGTCCACAACCCGCACGACTCTGGCGGACCTCAAGAAACGTCCCACGTTCTCAATCCCTGTGATCGGATCACTGCGCAGGCGCCTGCACCTTGCAAGACACAATCGACGCCTAGCGCGTCTCGGGCTAGAACCAGGCGGCGTCACGGCGGACGTGGACCGGATGGCGACGCATGTAACTCGGGGCTGACGAGAGCGCCTGACGCCGCCGACTCGGCGAGCTTCCGCTCGGCCATGATGCGGTGATGCGCGTAAGGTGATCGCAACCAGGTGCGGAGCACGAGCTCGCGCCGGGGCACCTCGACCGCGCCGGCGGCGACGGCCTTCTTTCTGGCTGAGAGGGCGATGTCGTAGTGCTCCTCGTAGGTGCCCGGCTTCTGGATCCACCGGCGGGCGACACCGATCTGATCGGCCATCGCGTCCAGCTCCTTGCGCGAGTCGGCGATCATGTGGCACATGATCATCCGCCCGAACGGCGCACGCATGTCGTCGACGTAGACGCTCATCGGAGGTCTCGCTGGGCTGGTGCCCGTTGAAGGGCCTGTCGGGCAGCGGCGATCCGCTCGACGGCGGTCTCCAACTGACCGCGCGCGCCCTGCGCCACCCGCTGCAGGACATCCACGCTGAACTCACGTGTAACGTTCTGGACGATGACGCCCGGGTCGTAGCCGCACAGATGGCCGAGGACGCGCGCCTCCTCCTCCGTGAGCGTGATGGTCACGGTCGCGTCCAACTTGATATTCGGATCAGCGCGCATTGGGGCGGTCCGCGGGGGGAGGGGAGGAGGCGACATGCAGGGTCACGACGAACACGGACAGCCACGTCGCATCGAAGGCCGTCGCAGTCTCCAGAGACATCTCGTCCTCGAGCAGTTCGGCACGCATCGCGGCGAAGGCGTGATCCAGGCCCGCAGCCCAGACCGCGCGGCTCGCCTCGGCCAGTGCGCGAACGACCGCCGCGCCATCCTGCCCAGCCGCCACGCGCTCCGCTTCGGCCCAGAGGCGATCACTCCACGCGCTCATCCGATCCAGGCGAGCCGCCGCCTGCTCGTCGAGCTTCGCGAGCACCGCCGCACTCCGCTCGGCGTGGTGGATACAGCCCGCCGGCGCGACCGGGTTCCCGATGCACGGCGCCGGATAGCCGCGCACCTCGGCCTTACAGGTGTCCGGACAGCCGAACGGTGACGACCAGGGGGCTGTCTCGCCGCTGGGTGGGGAGGAACAGACGTGCTCCTGCGGCACGATGAAGGCGCGACGGCACGGGACGTGGAAGGCGTAGACCACTCCCCCGTCGACCGTGCAGGTTGTCCAGCCGTTGCCGGTCATGGCGTGTTGAGGTAGTGGGTGGCGGCGGCAGGCTTGCACACGGGGCAGATCGGCCCGTCGTCCTCCTCCGTGGCGTGCTCGTGGAAGCCCACGAACATCGGGCAGTCGCAGATGGGGCACCGGAGCGGCGAGGCGAGGCGATCCGCCATTGCGCGCACCAGCGCCGTCATAGCCATCAGATCGGGGAAGGCGCGCCGCTGCTCATCAATGATCGCGGTGAGGCGGATCGCCTCCTCGCGTCCCTTCGTCCGTGTGACGTACTGCGAGAACGTCTCGCTGTCTCCCGGCTCACGCGGCGGTCCCTCAGCGGTGGGCGCGGCGGGGGCGTCGTGGGTCCGCTGTAACGAGGGCGGCGTGCAGCACGCGCACAGTGCTTCCGGTGCCTTGGCGGGCGCGGTGCGGGCGGAAATGCAGCAGCCGCATGACGTGAAGTGCCCATCGGCGCGAACCGTCCACATGCACGCTCGGCCGGGATGCGCCTCGTGAGAGCACTTCGCGCACGCCGGGGGCGCGGCGAGGGGAGACGCGGGGGTGAACGTGCCCCCCGGCCTGTCAAAGCATGGCGTGCAGACCGTGAAGGTCTTCTCGGCGCCGCGCTCTATCGGCCTCCCACAGCGCACGCACTTCGGCCAGTCGGCAGGATAGCTCTCCGTCTCCCGCGTCGGGGCCTCAGCGGTGGGCGCGGCGGCGGGACCGGGGCAGGGATTCTCAGCTTTCGCGGAGGTGGACACGACGCCACAATCGCGGCAGACGTACCGGGGGAACGACCCGCGGAACGACTGCGACTCGTAGCGGTGCAGTCGTGTCTCTCCGTCCCGTGCGTCGATCGCGGGCGGCACGTCGCCCCGGCGGAAGGCCTCGTCAGCGCCCATCGTTGCCTCCCTCGCGCTGCTGAGGCGACCGAGCGGCGCAGTACCGGCCCCATGCGCCTTTCAGAAGTTCGAGGTGCTGCTTTGCGTTGAGCGGCCCCTTGCCCTGGATCGCGGTGTGCGCGGCGAAGGCGAGACCATCGGCACGCAAAACGACCTCCTCCAGCCGCGCGATCTCGGCAGTCAGCCGGGCGTGCTCGGACGTGAGGGCGGCGACCCGACCGAGCAGGTAGCGAACATCGCTGATCGCCATGAAGCGGAAGGCGCTCTCTGCCTTCTGTGCCTGCTGACTGAACGATGGCGCGTCGTCCAGCGCCTTCAATCGAGCCGCGCATTTCACGATCCGCTCGTCCGTCTCCACCTCCAGCGCGCTCGGGGGCGAGACGGGCGCGACGAAATGCTGGCAGGTACAGGGGCGCGACCCGAGCCTGTGCGGGTCGATCTCGCACGGCCCGTCGAAGGGATGCCAGCGCTCAGCGTGTCCACACTTCGGATCGGCGCAGAGCCGTGTCCCCGCTCCCGCGTCCGGCGAGGGGGTCGCTGACTCAGGCGCGTAGATGCAGCTGGCGCCGGGGTACGAGAAGACCACCCGATAGCCGTTCTGCATGAGGTACTCGTCCGCGTCGCCGTGATCGGTCGCGGACACGGCGTCCTCCCGCGCGAATGGCTCGCCTGTGATTCTGTGGTACGCCTCCTTCGTGCTCTCGGCGTCGGGCGCGCAATCGTCGTGGGTCCAGACCTTCTTGGCATTTGTCATCAGAATGGGAGCTCCTCTTCTTCCCAGGCGTCGCAGCCGACGAGGACGACGTCGGCGGGTGGTGCCGCGTTCCACTTCTGGCAGCAGCGATCGGTGTCGTTGAAGTGCACGCAGGTCCAGCAGGCCTTCGGGTGCGCGGAGACAGCGCGCGTCGGCGACTCGACGTCCGAGTCCACGATGCGCGTCCACTTCCCGTCGCGCTGGGTTGCGATCTTCGACGGCATGGGCAGGTGGTCTGCGGTGAGGAGCGCCTCGTCGACCGTGACCGGGGTCGGCTCCGTTGACCGCCGCGCCCACCAGGCTTCCGCCTTCTGTCGGGCGAAGCCGGTGTGCTCGAAGCAGATCCACTCGGAGGCGAGGAGCTTGTATCCGTTCCAGTAGTCGACGCGCATCGAGGGCGTCTTGCCCTCGCGCTCGTGCCGCGAGTAGTGGACGTCGACGACGTGGACCCACTCGATCGGTTCCGGCTCGCTCGACATGATCGGCCGGGTCGAGGCCTCCGGGAACAGCGGCGGCTTCTCCGGCTCGGGGAAGGCGAACTCACACGCGGGGCAGGTCCTCGCGCCCAGGAAGACGATCTCCTGGCACATCGGGCAGACCTTCGATGGGGCCGCGTGCTCGCCCGCGGTGAGCCCGGCGTCAGCGGCGCGCTCGACGGTGATCGCGTCGACGGGACCGTGGGACTCCACGTTGCCCGCGAAGTCGAGCACCAGCGTGTTGACCTTCGACGCGTGCAGGCGGAAGCCGCGGCCGACCATCTGGACGTAGAGGCCCGTCGACTTGGTCGGCCGGAGCATCGCGATCGCATCGATCGCCGGCTCATCGTAGCCGGTGGTCAGCACGTCCATCGACGTCAGCGCGCGCAGCTGCCCCGCCTTGAATGCTGCGAGGCGGTCGGCGCGCGTCGTGGCGTCGAGCGCGCCGTGCACGGTGCCCGCCGGGATCCCGGCGCGGGAGAGCGCGTCGGCCACGTGCGCCGCGTGCTGGACGCCGGAGCAGAAGATCAGCCACTTGTGGCGATCGGCGAACAGGCGGCACATCTCCGCGACGATGCGATCGGTGAGGTCCTCCTGGTCGACGGCCCGCTCGAGCGCACCGGCGACGAACTCCCCGCCGCGGGTGGCGACGCCGGCGGTGTCGAGCTTCGCCAGTGTCGCCTTCGAGATCAGCGGGCAGAGGTAGCCCTCGGCGACCAGGTCCTTGACCGGGACCTCGTAGGCGATCTCGGTGAACAGCGGGTTCTTCCCCCGGTGCAGGAGACCGGAGCTCAGGCGGTACGGCGTGGCCGTCAGCCCACAGAGGCGCACCGCCGGGTTCATGGTCCGCATTGCGGTGATGAACTTCCGGTACAGGGTGTCGTCATCGGTCGGCACCAGGTGCGCCTCGTCGATCAGGATCAGATCGAAGGCGCCGAGCTTGTATGGATTCTTCGCGGCCGACTGGATCCCGGCGACGATGACCGGCGAGCTGGTGTCCTTCGTCTTGAGGCCGGCGGAGTAGATGCCGAGCGAGAGGAGCGGGATCGACTGTGAGACCGCGCGCACATTCTGCTGCAGCAGCTCCTTCCGGTGGGCGAGCACCAGGACGCGCGCGGTCGGCGCGTTGTCGAGGACGCGGCGGATGATCGCGCCCATGATCGGCGTCTTCCCGCCACCGGTGGGGACGACGAGCAGCGGGTGCCCCTCGAAGCGGGAGACCCACTCGAACATGGCATCCACGGCGGCCGCCTGGTACGGCCGGAGGGTGAAGCTCACCGGAACCACCCTCGCCGCATCGCGATCACGAGCATCGCGATGGCGCCGAGCATGGAGCCGATGACGAGCCCGACGCTCATCGCGTAGAGAAACTGTCCTTCGGTCATGGAAGTGAGAGAGGTGACGCTGGGAGCACGGGCGAGCCGTGCTCCCAGCTCGTGGGTCAGCTGGCCTTCTTCTGGGCCCACGCCGGCGCGGCGGCTGCGGCGGGCGGTGCACCGGCGGGCGCCGTCTTGGCTGCCGGGGCGGCCCCCTCGATCGCCTTGTACTTCTTCACCTCGTTCTGCGGATCCTGTCCCGGGTCCTGCTTCACCACGACCTTGATCATCGCGGGGATGTTGTGCAGCTGCGACGAGTTCTGGAGCTTGAGCACGCCGAGCGTGTGGCACACCGCGGACAGCTGCTCCTGGCCGATCTTCTGCGCGGTCTCGTTCGGGTTCTGCACGTTCAGCCGATCCCAGACGATGCGGCCCTTGTGCGGGCCATCGAGGATCTGCCAGTCGAGCTGCAGGTACCTGCCGTCCTGCTTCTTGGTGGGCTTCACCGCGCTCTCGACGATCATCGCGCGGTACCAGTCGTTCGGGACTGGGTCGGGGGTCGAGCGTGGCGCGACGGTCGTCGCGTCGAAGTTGATTGCGTCTGACATGGGGGTAACTGAGTCCTTGGTTCGGTGATGGCCGCCGGGCGGTTCCCGGCGGCCGGGTGCTGCTTGGTGGTGATCAGCCGCCGGTGGCGCCGTCGGCCTGCTGCTGCTCGACCGGCGTGAAGTCGACGTAGAAGCGGTCTCCGACCTTGCACTGCCCGATCAGCGCCGGGTTGTTGATCGTGATGCTCAGGTTCGCCATCGGCGTGTATCGAGCGTACGTGTTGTCCTCGCTCTCGCCGTTGGGGCCGAACGGATACTTCCCGGTGACGGCCATGAGCGAGAGGTTCTCCTGGGTGACGGGCTCGCCGTACGGCTTGATGCTCGTCACGACCATCTTCGCGCGCATCCTCATGGTGGTGCTCTCCTGGTGGTGGTGATCGTGGCCGCCGGCACTCAGCCGGCGGCCGGGTCCTGCAGCTGCTAGAGCGTGGGGACGGCGTCGGTGAACGCGACGTCGTCGGACCGCTCGATGTCGTCGGGGATCTCGACGCCGAAGAGCTGCTCGTCCGTGGGCTCGTTGTCGACGGGAGCGGGCTCCGGCGCTGGCGGCGCGGTGTAGGCGCCGGCGACGGCCGACGCGAACACGTCCCAGGCGCCGACCTTCGGGAAGGGGATCTCCGCCGGCATGCCGTACCGGTTCTTCGCCTGGTAGGCGGGGCGCTCCTCCACGGAGAGCACGCGGGCGCCGGAGCTCTGGCCCTTCGTGGACTTGGCCGTTCCCTCGCCCTTCGTGACGGTGACCGTCTCGAGGTGCGCGAAGCCGATGACGTCGGCCCACTCGTTCACCAGAGCCGCGGCGCGGTCGTGGAGCTTGATCTGGTACCGGTCGTACGCGTCGGTATCGGGCGCGTCGAAGCGCTTGATCGCCGCGTGCGCGATGCAGATCACGACGATGCCCTTCTCCTGCAGGGCGGTGAGACCGTCGAGGACCGTGCGCCAGTGCTCGTCGGCGAGCTTGAATCCCTTGCCGTACCCGAAGTCCTCGATGTTTTCCTTGTTGCCCCGGAACGCCGTGTACTCCCACACGAGCGGCTCGAGCCAGTCGAGCGAGTCGACGACCAGCGCCTGGTACGGATGCTCGGTGGTGAGCAGCGTGTTGATCGCGCTGATGACCTCCGGGTAGCTCTTGGCGAGCGGGAACTTCTTCGCGCGGATGCCGGCGAGGCCCTTCTCGATCGGCAGGATGACCGAGCCCGGCGCGGACGCGCCGAAGGTCGTCTTGCCGATCCCGTGCGGCCCATAGATCACCACGCGTGGTGGCTCGGTGGTGTAGTGCTCTTCGATGCTGTCCAGACTCATGCGGGTCATTGGATCGGTCCTTGGGTGATGGTGGTCAGGCTGCTGCAGGGGTTCGCTTCTTCGGGCGGCGGGGCGCCTGGTGCTTCTGCTCTCGCTGCGCACGCCGCCGCAGCCGCGCGGTTTTTCGCCCGCCCTTGGCGCCGATTTCCTTGGCGCGCTTGGAGCTCAGGTGGTGGCGGCCGTGGTCGGAGGCCTCACGCCACTCGAGGTTCTCCGGCCGGTCGTCCGTCTTGTCGCCGTTGATGTGGTGCGCGTGGTGCTCCGGCGTGGGCGGCGGGCCGTGCGTCTCGTAGCACACGAGGCGACAGCGCTTGGCGTACGCCCGGCAGGAGGCCATCGGGTGCTCGCGGCCGACCAGCACCATGACGTAGCCGGAGCTGTTCACCCACGTCCCGCCCTTCCATCGCGCATTCTGCTCGCCGGGGCGGCTCATGGCTGCGCGCCTTCGGCGAAGGCCCGCACGAACGTCTTGCACTCGGCGACGTCGCGCCCGGCGTGGGTGATCGTCGCCTTGCCGGCAAACTTCGCGTCCACCCAGCCCGCGACGTAGAGCGCGGTGAGCGTGGCCGGCTGGATCGAGATCACCGTGACGTTCTTGGCGATGACCGGGTGCAGGCGCTGCTTCGTCGGCGCGAGCTGGATGTACATGCCGGCCGCGAGGTAGCGGAGCACCTCGAGCTCGCGGACCGTAGGGGTGCGGCTCATGTGCTCTGCACCTTCGGCTGCGAGGTGAGGTGCCAGCCGCCGCACTTGATGCACTCGTACGCGCGCGCCTCCCGCCGGTGCAGATCGAGCCCGACGCGCCCCATCACGCGCAACTCGTCTAGCCGCGCTTCCGCGGCCCCTTCAGACCGGTAGCGCACCTTTCGGGTGGGCCCGCAATGGTCGAAGCGCTCACGCTTCGGATCGGTGGCGATGCGGCGGCGGCTCATGACGCGGCCCTCGCGCCATGGATCCAGTCGGGACGGGCCACCCGTGAATTGCCATACGCGCGGGCGACCAGGTCGCCGCCGAGCTGGGTGAGCTTTGCGACGAGCTCCGCATCGCTGAGTCGGAGCTCTCGCGACAGCTCGGCGATCGTGTATCCGTTCGCCAGCCGGTTCGACAGGTGCTCGTACTCCGCCCGCTCCCGGGCGAGCTCCCGCTCCCGCGCTGTCGTGCGCGGCCCAGCCGCACCGCGAGGGCGATAGTTGACCAAGAGCTGCCGCGCTTCCGCGGTCTCGCGCTCCTTGCACTTCGTGCACTTCTTCTTCCGTCCGGTCAGGACGGTGTCGCAGCCCTTCGCGATGCACGTGCGCGGGCCGTCGCTCGTCTTCTCGAGCTCGCGGAGCGTCGGCAGATAGGTCAACACCGGCTGCTCGTCGCAGGCTGGAATGGAGCGACCAGTGCGAGCCCGGCGCTGCTTCTCCGTCACCGGCGCGCAGTCGTCGCACCACTTCGGTGGCCGGCCGCGGCGCCCGTTCGGCATCGGTTGCCAGTCGAGCCAGCGGGTGCAGCCGTCGCATTTCGGCGCCGGGCGCGTCGGATGATCGCGGTAGTAGGCGAGTCGCGCCTGTTGCCGCTTCCTCAGAATGCGCGCCTTCTTCCGGTTGTGGCGACGGTGCCAGGCGAGCCGGTGCTCGCCCTGCGCGAGCGCCTCGCGACGCTTCTGCGCGCGGACCTTGTCCGGGTTCGCCTTGCGGTACGCCTTCTTGTACTCGTTCCGCCGGCGGCGGATTTCCTCATTCTCCTGGTAGTAGCGGCGCGACGCCGCGAGGCGCTTCTCCCGGTGACGCTCCCCGCTCGCTCGGATATGCTCCCGCTGGGCCCGCGCCGCGCAGGTCGCGCAGCGCAGCGCCCGACCGACCGCGCCGTAGACCGGGAGCGGGCAGTCGCGACAGATGCCGCGCTCGCGACGCCGACACGCGGGGCAGCGGCTGACGGTGCGTCCGCCTTCGATAGTGATCTCGAACAGGGTGTTGCAGATCCCCGGGCCGGCTCGGCGCTGGCAGCGGATCGACTCAGCGTTCCGCACGGCGAGCGCGGCCGCGCGGTGGCGCCGGGCGTACTCGCGAGCGCGAGGGCGCCGCTCTTCGTGCCACTGGCAGGTGCAGCCCCTACCACCCGGGCCAGTGCAGGCGAGGGTTGCGCTCATAGCGTCCCCGTGGCGTCGCCGGCGGGGGTGAACCGGTGCGGCTGCGCGGCCAGCTCGCGGTCGCGGACGTAGCAGCGGACGCAGATCGGCGGATCGTTCTCGACGAGGACGCCGTCGATCTCGATCGTCTTGCTCGTGCCGGCGATGAGCGGGCTCTGGCAAAGGCAGACGACGATCACGAGCGCCTCCGGAGCTGCCGCCGCAGGCGGACCCACTGCCGGCCGGACGTCACGGCATGGCGCCGGCAGAGTTCCTGCCGGGCGAGACGCTTGGCGCTGCGGCGATCGCCGCGGCCATCGATGGCGCTACCGCCCTTGAAGAACTGCCAGCGCTTCGACCCGCGAGCTGCCAGCTCGTCGTCGCGACGGCGGTAGGCGAACTGCGCGCCGGCGCTCACAGCGCGCCTCCCGCCACCAGCTGCCAGGTGGGAACCGGTCGGACGCTGCCGTAGATCTTCCGCTCGGCCAGGCCCTTCGACTCGAGGCGGCGAAGCGCCCGGCGGATCCGCGTCGAGGCGCAACCGGTGTATTCGGCGAGCTGGCTGACCGATAGCCCGCCACCACTGTCCCGAAGGCAGCCGTAGACGAGCTGCTCAGGCGACGCGCAGGCCGAGCACAAGCCCTCGCCATTGGCGCGATCGACGAGGATCCAGGCGCATCCCCGGGTCTGGCCGCCGTAGCTGACGAGGCAGGCGCGAGCCTCCGTGCACGCGCAGGTGATGCAGCGTGGGCGGCCGTGCTTCTTGGCGGGGCTCACAGTGCGCCTCCGGCCCGCTGCCGGTGCCAGTGCCGGGGGCCGACCGCCACAGCGGTCGCCTGTGGCGAAATCCGGGCGGAATCCCGCCCGGCCTCGTGCATCGGGGCTATATTTGCCCGACCGCCTGCGCGCGTCGGCTTGGAATTACCGAGTGCAGCGCGAGCGGCAATGATGTGCGGCAATCTGAGCCGCACATGTGAATCTTTTCACATGGGGGCTCGGCGGTGAAAATTGCCGTCTGCATCAAGCGCACTCCGGACTCCGAGTCGCGCTTCAAGATCGCCGCGTCTGGCGCCGCGATCGATGAGACTGGATTGAAGT